CCATGTTGTTACCTCAGAACTAAAGAGTAAACGCGCTCAATTTCCTCGAAGTTTAATCGCTCAAGGATTGCGTCGAATGGCTGATGCGCTTTGGTGTTGACGTGTAGTTTGGTGATGCCTTCTGCCGCAAGCGAGTCAATAGCAAATTTAATTAGCTTGACGCCTGTTAGGCCTTTGCGAGCGGCCTTGGTCAGAAAAATAATGTCGTTGTTAGCAAATAGATGGTCGCGATAGTGTAGTGATTTACTGACGATGACAACGAAGTACCCTACCAGCTTATCGTCTTTACGAGCCGTGTAGATTCGCAAAGCGTTGACGTTATCGAGTCTTGCGTAGCCTTCCCAGTCAGGATTTAGCTTAATGATTTCTTTGTTCAGAGCTATTTCTTTCCAATGCTCCTCAAGTAGTGGTTCTATCTCACGCCGAACCTTTGCCAAGTTTTCTAGTGCAAAATCCATAGCAATTCCCTATTCAAGTATTTCTGGCTGTGCGCGCCTGTCGCTACCATTACGTGAGCCACCGTCTCCGCCGCCCCCACTACCGACTTGACTGCGACCCCAAACAATTTCCTTCTCAGCCATCTCAGCAACAAACTCAAGACCTTTGTCATTCGGGTAATCAATCTTTTGGTCCTCGGCTGTGTAACGACGTATGCGGGTGCGCTCAAACTCGATCAGCCGATTCTCAACTGCTATCTGTATCGTGGCAGTTTCAGCAGAGTCGTTGATGACCATTGTGTCCATAAAGCCGCTAAAAACGGTTACAGGGGCGCTAATAACCCCGTTGCTAGAATCCATAGCGCCTAGCTTTACCGTTAGCTCACGGCCTTGGTAATCCTCGTCACGCGCCTTAGAAAGTAATGGGTCAGTGATGCCCGACAGGGTTACGGTAATGCCATTGGCCTGTAGCTCTGATGACTCTGCAATTTCGCCAATAGCAAGAAGTGTACCTGCACCGACGTAATCAGTACTGCTAACAGTTAGCGTCCCGATGCCGTTCCAAAGGTTCAGATCGCCCGAGTCGAATGCACATTCCACCAGAATGATAGGGCGCACTAGGTCGGCGGTAACTGCCGTTTGCATGCTCGATGTTAATGACCTGCTCATATAGCCTCAACACAAGCAAAAGTGAAACCGTACAGACTAGCCTGATTGATACTCCATCCGATTTCATTAGAGGCAAGCCGCCACGTTCCTTTAGGTAGGGTAAAGTCGAGCGGGCTACTTGATGCCGCAACCCGAAGCGGTGGCATGATATCAATAGACGATGAACTATTTACTTCAGTGATGATGTAAAGCGCACTGCCTATCTGGAAATAATCACCATCAACAGCACCAGTAAACGACCCTGTTAGCGTAGTAGCGTTCACAGCGCCCGTGCCTGTCCCTGTAGCGGTCGTATTGTGCAAAGGGTTGCCAAGGGTAAAGGTATTCGCTTGACCCCTTAGACCCGCAAAGAAAGCCTCTAACTGCTTGGCATCTGCCCGCTTCATCGGCGGTAAAGTTACCTCTGCTTCCCAGCGCACACCCTGATGCTGATAGGTCTGTTGGTCGAAGGTAAAAGGCGACTGACTAATTGCTGTTGCAGATCGCAACCTCATCGTCATTGATTGTATGCCTACACTAGGAAACGCCGCCATTATGCACCCACCATTGCCTTGCTAAAGCCGCCACCACGTAGTCTAGCGTCAGCGACTGCTGACTTCGCCGCGTTGCTAATCTGTGGCAGTAGGTTAGCAATCTCCGCACGTACGGTTTGCTGTACGCCTGTCGTGACGTTAATGTTTTGGACAATAGTAATGCCGCTATCACCGCCTTTAGTGTGGTCAATTACTGACTCGTTAGGATGCAAAATAGCAGGGAAGCCGCCTTTGCCATCTACGCCACCCGCTCTAGCCCCATAGCCTGTGAATCCACCGCCGTTAAAATCTGGAACCTGTGGCCCAGTTCTTGGCCCCGCTGTTGTGCCATCCATGCCTTTAGGTGCTGGTGAAAAGGCACCAACAATAGCGCCAAATATTCGTTGCGTTATGTAGTACTGAATAGCCATGCGGATAAGGTCGTCGATTACATTTTTCGCCATGTTTCTAATTGCGTCACTAAACTTCTCTGCGCCTGTAATTGCGTTTGTAAAGCCAGTGGTAAACGAATTCATTGTGTTGTTGGCAAAGCTAGATACTAAATCTTCGGATTGAGGTAGCTGACGGTTAAGCTGTTCTAAAGATTCGAGATACTTATTAACTATATTGCCATCACCGCTTACTGGTGGCTTGCCTAATTCTAAGTTGACCTCTTTTATGCTGTTAGTGAGGCCGCTAAAAAACTTCTCGATTTCTGAAGATGTGAAGCCTGTAATGCCTTCCAGCGTCAAAGGATCAATTTCGTTAATGCCTGATTTAAGTCTTGCAAGTGTTTGCAACGCCGTTTCAAGTTCTTGCGTATTGCTTGCGAGTGCTTCACGCGCTTGGTCGATGTTTCGGCCATACTCAAACCAAACGTCAAAATCTACTGCCTGTCTAGTTCCGTTTGCTTGCTCTTGTAATTGCTGTACTGCTTTCTGTGCAAGTCTGACGTTTTTACTTAGACTTCGTATGTTTCCTTGCGCGGCTTCAACCTTAAAACTTAGATTAAATCGTTTCACGCGATTAACGGCGTCGATTATACCGTTGATACCTTCAATGATGGTTTCGCCAGCTATACGGAAACCGTTGACTAGGTTAGTGGCAATCTTTTTCCCAATCTCTGCAAAGCCTCCCTGAGCTTCGCCAAACTTTACTAATGACTTGCTAATAGATTCGACAATAAATTTTAGAGCAGGAGCAAGCGCCGCCGTGGTCTGATCCAGTATCCCTTTGAAGATACTGTTGAGCTTTAAAAACTCGTCGTTAGCGTCCTCGACGCCTTGTGCCGCCTCTGACGACATTACGACGCCAAGAGCCTTAGCCTCGCCCAGCATTTCGGCAAGTGCGCCTCTGCCCTGCGATAAAGTGTTAACTAAAGCCGCACCCTCTGAGTCAAATAGCTTGAAGGCAATTCGTAGTTTGTCTGACTCTGACTGAACGCCTTGGAACGCATCCGCAAGAACAAGCATGCGCTCATCGAGCGGCAACTTAACAAGCTCACGCGCATCAATGCCTAGCTCGCGAATAGCGTTTTTTGCCTCACCTGTACCCTGAGCCGCTTCTGACGCTCTACGGCTAAACCGCTGTAGCGCCATATTCATTACATTAACCTCAACACCTGTTAACTTGCCTGCGTATTGCAGGCCGCTAAGTGCCTCAGTTGTTGTGCCTATCTTGCTGGCAGTTTTAGAAAGTGCGTCTGTTGCGAGTAGTGATTGTCTTACAAGCAGGGTTAAACCACCTGCGCCTAGCACACCGACTAGCGCAGTTTTCATGTTTAACAGTGGTTTAGTAAGTAGCCGAAGGCCAGCGCCAATTTTCTTTAAAGGCGTAGAAACCTTATCTAGTGCCGTTATCCGAATTTTAACGTCTTGAGTTGCCATCGTTCTGCTCACTTAAGATTTGGAAGTAAGCGAGCCATTCGTGGTACTCAGTAACGGATATTTGCTCGACTTCTTCGATGGTTTTGTGAAGCCGATCAGCCAAGGCGATGAGGTTGAACCTCGACTGATCGGTCTTCAGTTTTTTGCTAAATCCTCTACAGAGTCGATAGTACCAAACATGTGATTAGCGATTTCGGAAATTACTGTAGTTTCCTCGCCCATCAGTTCTATCTTGTCATCAGCGGCAGTAAATAGCTTTTCGCCATCCTGTGACTCCGCTTTCATCACAATTAGATCCACCATGCTTGCGATACTAGGATTCTGCAACACCTGCGGATGCTTGCGCTGTAGCTCGTTTAGGTCGTAGCAGGTAATAGGCCGACAATACAGGACGAATGGCCCGTCATCGTCAGCCCACTCCGCTACTTCTATCTTGCGACGTGACTGCTTACGACGCTTGCGTAGCTCTTTAGCAAGGCTCATTAGTTAGATGCTTCTGTTACTGCGCCTGATACCTGCACAGAAAATGACGCTTCAACAATGCCGTCATACGACGCAGAGACAGTCTTTGCTGTGACAAGACCGCCACCGCTGTAGCTTTTGCCTGCGGATGTGCCTTCGGGGTGAATTTCCCAGTCGATGTCCGCACCTACGTCAAAAATTAGCTGTTGTGCGTCTGCGCTGTCCCATAAAGCATCTACAGTAAGTGTAGAGTCTTTCAGGCTTGCGAGATACGTTTTCACGCTGGCACCCATCGCGGTGGTTTCTAGAGTGTCTGCCGTTTCGTCAATACTGTACGACCGAACTTCACCTACGTTTGCTGTTGTACCGCCAGTGGCCGCAATCTTGATGACGCCAGCGGAACCTTTACTAATAGCCATGAATTTTCTCCTTTACGCGTCACCGCGTGTGTATGAATAAAGAATCTGAACGGTGACAATCACGCCGCCAATAGGGTCTATTGTACCATCATCTATCTCAACGCTAATAACTTGCGTATCTATAGCATAACCGCCACGCGTTCTATCAATGTCGAGTTTTTCGTCGATAGCCTCTGCAATCTGATTGCGGGCTGTGTCGATGTTCTTGTGCTTCACAAAGCAAATAAGCTCGTAGTCGATAGTGCCATGCCGACTCGTAGCACTGCCGCCCATGCTGGCGTCTTCTCGCGTCTCGTTTGCTGTGCGTACTAATATCGCTGGAAACTGCGCGTTAGACAGCTT